ATACGTCTAAACTGTCTCTACGGCTAATTTCTTCATTAATCTTCTCGAGACGCTGTTTGGCCGCTAGCATCTTTTTCTTTATGACTGAGCGCTCGTCATAGAGCGCTTCAATGATCTTTGGCATAAAACCCTGCTTCTCTCGAGAAAAGTACTGACCAGTTGCAGCCATGGACTTATCTTGAGAAGTCTTAAATCCTGCGAGCATCTTATCAACCGTGACACCGGGCTCAATGTCTCCACGAAGAATAGTTTCAGGACTCATGTTCCATTGAACAATGATGTTTGGATATAGAGACGCAACGTCAAAGGAACATACCCAGTCATGAACTCCACACTGTGGATCCTTGACGTAACCACCTTCGTAGTCTGACTTAAAACTATGCTCGTTTGGTGGAACAATGATCTTATCGCGCATCAGAGTTCTATGAATGAACGAATCCCATATGCCTACAGTGCCCATTGTATCGGAGTAGTTGACTCCGGCCTTGTAGGCCATAGTCATTGATAGCGTGATCATAGCTATCTTGTCTTCCATGCGTTGCACCAGCCATACGTCGCGTATGTTATAGTCAATGAACTTTTGGTGATTTTCCCTATACAGAGTGTGAAGGTTGCCATACTCTTCGTAAGACATCTTACGCTCACCAAGGACTACATAGGCAATGTGATCTAGACGATAAGATTCCTGAGCGCCAAAGGAGTAACCGAACTTCATGAACAAATCCATAAAGTCCATCTGAGCGATACCCGAGATGTCGTAGATCTGGACCTGTCCTTTTCGCATAGACACGGTTTTTTCCTCAACCATTCCCCATGGAGAAAGCTTCTTAACTTCGTCTGATCCAAGAATCTTAGCAATTCTGTTTACGAGGTACGGAATGTCAAACGCACGAACATTCCATCCGGTGACTGCGTCCGGACACATGAATTCGTCTCGCCAAAACTCCACAAAGGCTCTAAGCAAAGAAGCTTCGTCGATACACTTCACATAGGAGATGTTGATGTTCTTAATCTCACACTTAGACTTATCATAGTCACCGAGAGCCCATACAAAGTAGGTGTCAACTATGTTGTCGTAAATCGTAATAGAGATGACAGGATGTTTGGCCTCGGCGGGTTCAGGAAATCCAGCAGATACTACTTTAGTATAACATGAGTCTTTGAAAGAAACCCATTGTTGAGTTTCTTCATCCCATACTTCATAATCATTTTTATTATGAAGAGTTTTGAATTCTTGCAGCGTCACTTTTTTCATAATATGTTACGTAAAGTATATTATACTATATTTTGAGTTGTATATTTTTCTCTTAGATTGATCATGCGTTTTTGTACGCCAGACTTTTTAGAAGAAACGAAGACTTCAAATTCATGATCAGACATTGCAGCATATCTTTGTCCCATAATAATTTGTTGGTTAGTGCTCTTTCCTTTTTTTGCAATAGAAATAGACTGTCCTCTTTTTAACTGATCACACGATCCAAATGACTTTTTCATTCTCTCACTCATTTCTTCTGCATTTAATTTAGAAAGAAACGCCCTGACTGATTCACATATTTTGATATTAGTTTCCTCAATTCTACTAGAATTAGAACATTGCACCGAATAATACTTCTTAGTATCATTGGGATAAGCCATGAACGTTTGTCCGCAGCCACATGCACATGTCTTAAACACTTTCATTGAAGGAATTGGATTATTTCTAAAATAGTGTTTAAGTGATTCAGAAATCTTCTTTCGTACTTCGTCTTTCTTCGATGGATGATTTAACATAAAATGTTTTTTAGCTGTCTCGAACATTCTAGACGATATATCTCTATGTTGATTAGAAGACGCGCTACACATCATGTTAAAAGCTGAAGCTAACCTATAATCGTTATGAATTTTAGATAATAACCAATGAGCAATATAGTGTTCTCTAAATGTAAGATTGACTAGATTATCTGAGTCATTATCTCCCCCTAAACAACGTGGAATGATATGATGAGTTTCATAATACGTATCTAGCATGTCTCTAGACTTCGCTCTTGTAATAATTGCGTCGTAAATTCTGTCATAATTCATAGTCACCTCGATATCTATAGTTAGTAACTATTTATACGTTATCGGTGATTTTATAAATTATTTTCGTCTTTTTTACGAATTTTTATTACATGATCAGCACTATACTTATTTTCACTTGTGCCTACTTCGATGTCTAGATTGTGAACTCGAATCTTGTCGCGGTTGAACGCAATTTCGTTTGGAAACTCTTCAGCTATGAACTGCGCAACGTAATTGCTATTTCCATAGATCTTAAAGTTCTCGACATCCTTGTACTTTTCCACAAACTCCTTAGCATCCGACATGCTATCAAATTTGATGGGTTCGACATTTATGTCGTCAAGTGTTTTGTAAGACGAAGGCTTTTTGCTCTTAACATAGAGCGTAGGCTTGAAGGGAATCTTTCTCTTTACGCGACGACCATCTTCGTAACCGCGATAAAGGATGTTCTTTCCTAGCCTAGAAATTGAGGTGTAGAATTTCATAGAAAATGAAAAGGGAGGTATAAGCCATTATACCTCCCCTGAAGTCAAGTGATATCAAATTACAGCCGAGACATATCTCCTGCGCCGGCTAGAACTATTCCACTTCCAAAGATTCTATTGTACTCATTAGACAACTGCCTGTCCGGAGTAAACACCGTAACAACGGCGTGCTTAAAGATTTTGAACTTCTTATCTCCTGAGAAAGGAAGATATGGAGCCAAACCTACACTAACTCCGCGACCATCTTGAGTGTGTTGAGTAACGATCGAAGCTGGATTTTCAACTTCAAACGAAACGTCATCTTCATTCAGCATGTCACAGAGTAGATCTTCGCCGCTTAGCAGCTTGAGCGCAATAATGTTCATAATGATTCCTAAAATAGTCCGCGAACTTTCAATAGTTTAATTCTATTTTCAAGATCCGCGTAGTCAACTGACTCACAAAGATAAGCTTGCACTTCTTCTTTGTAAGCAGCGGTGAATGTGTTTTTGGCCCACCCCCAGAATGAGCTTAGTAAGCTATCGGCACTCATATCAATACCACCTGTCGTATCGGCCAATTCTTTCGTACTGTTTAGCACGGAATTCATGATACTCTTCGGCGAATGCTATGAGCGAATCGAATACTGTGTTCAAAAGCTTAAACATACTCACTCCACAAGCATTTGCTTGGAAGTAGTCTTTTCGGCCTTTTCCTTAACTTCAATTTTCTTTGGCTTCTTGTGCTCAGGAATGATGCGCTCTAGGAAGATGCGCAGCATACCGTTGATCATCTCGGCGTCTTGAACTTCGATCTGATCATCAATAGCAAATGAGCGAGTAAACGCACGATTAGCTATACCCTTGAACAAGAAGTTTTCGTCTGAGTTATCAGATGCGTTGCCCCTGATAATCAACTTACCATCGGCTAGTTCAATCTCAACGTCCTGCTTTCCAAAACCAGCCGCAGCAATCTCAATAGCGTAGGTGTTATCACCAGTCTTCTTGATATTGTATGGAGGATAGTTGGGAATGTTCTTGGTGAGATCATCGTGCATCTTAACAATTCTGTTGATCTGGTCTTCAAAACCAACAAAGTACTTGTCAACGTCCTTGAAAGCTGGACCAAAAGATGCAAAACCGAGTTGAGGGATCTTTGTCATGATAGTTTCTCCTATTAAGCGAGTGTTGTGAAAATAGGAACCCATTCGGCGTTCCCACTCTATTTATACGCCGGTTACAAAATCCGGCGATGTCTTGACGGTACATCTGCTCTAAATCCCGTCATATATGCAAATCAATGGCGATGATATGCGTTTTTAGTGTCGAATATGATACGACAGACGCCTTTACGTAGCATCAAACGGTCCCAGGTAGTGGGATTTATGAAGATTCTTTCTCAGCTCGCTCTTCGCGCGGCAACTGTGGTACTGCTTGAGCTTGAATCTTATTGATAAGCGCAGCGACTTGTTCGTATGACATTTTGCCAAGAGATGCCAAGATCAAGTTTGTTTCTTCGACAGACAATTCAAATTTTAGCATAACTACTCCATTCATGATTTACTTTGCTTTTTACCGATGTTGTACTTGGGAACTAGTTCCCAGTCACTCTTTTCCTTAAAGGAAACTATCTTTACCTGTGAAAGTGAAACTTTCTGAGAAGCTTTAGACGCGTTGACTATTTT